CTTGGCTGGCCGTATATTCCAGTGTTATACGCACCGCCTCCATAACCAACATTGGCCGCCGCGTCCTCTCTACCTGTCGCCAAATCTAGTGGTGTTAAATCTGTTGTAGTGCCCGCGCCCGTCATAACAATAATTGCGTCATGAGACGCGCCCGCTAACCATGTGTTGGCTGTATTATCTTCCCATGCGTGCATCCCGCGAACTGGATTTGTGCAAAAAGACGTCTTACGATCTCGCCATCCGCCGATTGGGCGTAATGAATTGTCGCGCCAGCGCACGAGAGATCCATCGCGCCAGCGTCCTGCCTGCTCGATGTCCGTACCATTTCGATAAAATCCTGCCGGAATGTCTAGCGGTATCAGTGCCATTGATTGGCGCTCCTTACGAAATAGTGCCGTTCGTTTCTACATTGCCGACAGCTTTAAAATTTCCGTCTGTGTCTATTTCTAGCTTAGCCGTGCCGCCGTATTTAATGATTAGCTTGTCCGACGAAACCTCAAACGTCCAATCACCATTTGCGTTATCTAAGGCAAGAGATGTTGCGACAACTTCTCCAGCATTCCCATAAATAACAGCTTTACTATTTACTACTGTTTCAGCCGTTGCGCCATCAAGAAGGTTTAATGGCGTGTTGGCATCATTGCCGTTTACGGCGTCAACGATTTCATCAAGGGCGGTGTTAATTTTATCGCCCCACGCATCAGCATCGCCGCCCGGGACTGGTTTTGTTATGGTAAGTGGCATGTTTTAATCCTTTGTTAAACGCAAGATATCACGCTATGCTGCGTCCGTCCATATTTCGGGTTGGGTAAGCACCTCTGTCCAAATCTCTGCGTCAAGAACGGGCCGCAGCCAGCCGCGCACAATGATGTCTTTGCCCGTGTAGGAATACGAACCAGATAGAGCATCGATGTTCATGGCGATGTTAACTGTAATATCCTGCCCTGTTACAGTATAAGAGCCGTTTGCAGCAACTAGCTTAACACCAACAGAGAATGCCGCATCCTCGCCTGTCAGTGCAAACGAACCTGACGCTAGATCGACATTCATTGCTATGACTGTGCCGATGTCATTGCCAGTTAAAGTAAACGATCCAGCATCAAAACTTTCAGAGATATCAACGTCTATTTCTTGGCCAGTTACTGTAAACGTCCCGCTGTCTACGCCTATGTTGTATGCGGCAAACAATCCGACATCTTGGCCAGTGATCGTGTACGATCCCGCAGTTACAATTTCGCTGATGTCTACATCGATTTCTTGGCCTGTGACGGTAAATGTACCCGCGTCTGCTAGGATACTGACATGCACAATGTACGTCTGATCTTGTCCCGTGACCGTGTAAGACCCTGTCGTAGTCTTTAACGCATAACCGCGTGTTGACCCTGCGTCTTGGCCAGTAAGGGTAAACGTGCCAGCATCAACCGCCACGCTCATTATTTTTGTGAAATCAACCGCGCGACCATCTAGCGTAAATACGCCTGTAGGTGCTACGTCTGTAATTAGCTTGCCTGCACCTTGATAGCTTACCGCATAGCTGCCTGCGTCTAATTCAAACGTCAGACCCTGCAATGCGCTTGTTGCGCCTAGCGGGGTTGCGGCTATGGGGGTAAAGCCAAGCATAAATTACATCCTATTCAGGTTTAGTAGGCCACGTTACGTTTTCAGGAAACCCTGCTTGTGCTGGTACATCACGCAAAGCCTGACGGTAATCTATCTCAGCTTGGGTCATCGTGCGGTCAGACATTGCCCACCAATCGGTTTCTGATAGGAGAACGTCTCTCCTAGCCCGCACCGCTGCCTCTTCAGCTTCTACAGGGGCGTACTGAACCGCCGCAGCTTCTTCATCTGTAATGTCTACATATACACCATCTACTAACGCTTTAGGCATTACTTGTACCCCCATATTTGATAACCTTGCATCGTCGAATCAAATTGACCAGAAGAAGGATAAAAACGTATACCATTGTTTTGCGCTGGGTCTTTCATTATATGGTAATTCTCACCCATGTAATCTTGATTGAAGTTAATATAAAATAGACCTAGCTGCCAGCCCCTAGCCCAAGTCGCTTTGCTTGAATCCAACGGGTTCCATACCTCTAAATGAAGAGTTGTTCTGGGGGATGATGGTTCACCCATATAATAACCGCCGTTGCTACCCCCTGCTCCCCACCAATAACTTAGGTTCATACCTGATCTGTTTGCGTTTGCGTTTAAGTACTGTGTGCTGTCTGTTATAAGCGTACCACTACTGTTGGTAAGTCTTACACGACATTCTCTGTAAGTATTAGCATTAGAGTCTTGATGGCACATCTGATTCAGAATAAACTTAAATCCTTTGTAGCCTGATGGAAACGTGTAGTCGATGTAACTTGTGTCTGATGTTATCGTCGTTTCACCAATAAACTCAAAACCACCACCAGCCGCAGCACCAATCGTTGCGGTTGTCGTGCTGTCTAAACTTGCAATATTTTGCAACTGCAAGCTGTTGTTTATGACGGTTGAGCCGCCTACCTGTATAGCCATCTTCGTGTCCTTTCACTATTAGCCATTAAGTTGTTTCTTCAAAGCGTCGATTTGCTCTTGCTGTTCTTTGATTGCTTCGATCAAAATAGATGTTAGCGCAGAATAATTTACCGTGAGGTGGCTTTCGTTGTTCTTCAACCCTTCAACACTCAAAACTGCTTCTGGCATAACTTTCATAACATCTTGCGCAATAACCCCTGCGCTAGACTGACCGTCCCGCTTCCAATCAAATGTAACACCGCGAAGCTGATGCAGCTTACTCAATGCACCATCCACAATCTTTATGTTATCTTTTAGGTTTTCGTCTGACGAAATCGTTGTTGAGTTAGTAACTACGTTTCCGTCTGCATGAAGATTTCCTGAACTATCAAATCTAAATTCTTCAAGACCACCAAAGTAAAACGCTACTTTTGTATTAGTTGACTGAATGTAGTTTGATGTGCTGTTCCCCATAAGTGTGACTTCGCCACGCAAATCACTTTCGATACTGAAAGTTGTGCCCGATAAGTCTAAACCTGTCCCCGCTGAATACGTTGTATTTGTGTTTACAACAGTCTCAGTCGCAGATGTAATACCTGTGATGTGACCATAAGTGTCTAGCGTAATGTCTTGGATATAAGTACGACCAGAGTTGTTCACAGATGCTTGTGAAGATGTATCTGCGTGGCTAATAGTTACTGTACCTGATGTACCACCACCAGTAAGACCAGACCCAGCAGTAACACCTTGAATGTCACCTGTTGCACCTGTTGTAATAGCTGTGACGTGGCCTAAAGCATCAACAGTAATCTGGTCAATCTTTGTACCGTCTGCTGTTGAACCGTATGTACCAGACAGAGTAGAGGTATCAGAGTGACTGAAAGTAGTGCTACTTAATGATAACCCTGTCCCAGCAGAATAAGTAGTATTAGTGTCTGTAGGCGTTGCCCAAGTGAATGTGCCATCACCGTCAGAGCGCAAAAACTGTGATGTTGTACCGTTACCTGTTACGTTTAGCTCAGACGCGCCAACCGCATTTGCTGCAATCTCTGCTGCACCTACGCTATCAGATGCTAGAGAAACTGAAATTGATGTTGTACCAGAGCCGCTCACATCACCTGACAGCGTAATTGTCTGGTTGCCCGTCAAGAATGCACTTGCATGGCTACCATCTAGCGTATCCGCATCTAGCCCTGAACCTGAACCGTCTACTGTCTTGATCGCTGTTAATATTTCTGCGGCTGTTTGATCTTGCGTAGCGCCCGTTTCAATCCCGTTCAGCTTTGTGTGGTCAGCATCAGTAAATACGTTACTGTCTGTCGCGCTTTCTACAAGCGACCTAATTTCAGCAGCAGTTTGATCCGCTGTCGCACCGCTTTCGATACCGTCTAGCTTCGAACCATCCGCAGATACATCACGACCATCAAACGTCTGACCCGATGCAAACGTAATGGCACCTGTCATAGTACCGCCAGAACGCGCTAATGCCGCATCCGCTGTCGTACCCTGTGCCGCTGTCGCATAATCTGAGCTATCAAACGCTTTTACTTGTGCAAGGTTTGTCACCTCACTGTCCATCAAAGCGCCTGCCGCTGTGACGTTTGCAGTGTCGGTTACATCTGCGCCTGCTTCAATGCCATCTAGCTTTGTGCCATCCGTTGCAACATCGCGCCCGTCTACCGTGCCAGTGACAGCTAGATTTCCTGTTACCGTAGCACCCGTTGACGTAGGCGCAACCTTAGTAGAACCTTCGTACTGCAAGCGATTAAGGTCATCAGCAACCGCCGTGATAGATACGGTTGCCGCTCCACCCAAGCTGATAGCTGCATTTGAGTTGCTACTTTCTGTCGGGCTGCGTGTTAGTGATGTGCCAGTTGCGCTATAAGTACCCGTGCCAATCTCAAAATTGCCACCTTCCTCAATAACGTATTGAACGACATCACCATCAGAAACACCCGCATCTGCGAATGATTGGTAGCCCACAGACGCACCACCAAGAGTGACTGTGCCGCTACCAGTAGTGGATGTCGTCATCTTGGCCCTGTTAAAAAGTTTAGCCATGATGACCCTCCATTATGCCATTGTTAGGATGCCGTTTGTCCCAATGTCGATTGTGAATGTATCACCATCGTTCAAGGTCAAGGATGTCCCATAGTCGTAATATCCGATCACAGGATCGGCTGGTGATGTTGGCGTGTCGTTGTAGATCACAACATAGCGAAACGCTGCTACTGAGCCACCTGATGCAGTTAGCGTCAAGTCATCCGCAGATAGCTTGTATGTGCCGCCTGTCTGTGTGCTTGTGACCGTAGTCAGTGTGCGCGATGACAGGTTTGTGTAAGAGATTTCGCTGATGTTCGCTAAAACGCCGTTGCCATCTGCTGTTACATCTGTTCCCGCTGTTGGATCAGTGTTAGACAATGCAACCGCCAACGTGTCTGCGTCTAAATCCATCGCGTTCGCCATATTTTTGACGAAATCATTTACCTTCGTAAAACTTGCCATCAGAAGCTCCTAATTCTCATGCGATGGGCTGCGCCGCTCGCCTTGGCTTTATCATCTTCAAGATTTATAGCATCTATTGCGTTTTTATACAACGACGCCCAGATTTGCGCACGCTGATCTTCTCCCAGGTATGGGGCTGCGTGCATCAGGCTACCGTAAAGGTATGCATCTGAATTGTATTGTAACATCCAGTTGGTTGTGATGGATGTAGATAGTGACGGGATCCGCTTATAATACAGGATTTCCATAGTGTAGTTTTGATCTGGCGTCGGGTATACCTCAAAAGCGCCATCCACAATTGCGTAGTAGGCTGGCTTTTTAGCCGTATCGTCTGCCGACCTACGATCCATCAAATCGCCCTGTGTAATCATCTCTAAGCGCGTCACAGCCGGCGCTGTAATCATAACACGCTGCGCCTCAATAAAGTCTGTAGGCAGGGCGGTGTAGCGCGTATCCAGTGTTGCTACAACGCGGTCCTCCATGCGCCAGTGGCGCACCTTGCGGTTCATGTCTGTCTCAGACAGCGAAATAAACGTCGGTATAACAGACGTCAGGTCATCACGGTTGAGAAAATCCGCGATCGAGGATTTCAGTTCATCGTAGGTCGTAATGCTCACAGCTTGCCCGCCCTTGTTCTAAATACCTGGTTGTCGCTATCGTTCAACCACTTCTTCAAGGCCACCGGGTCGTCCGCTATACCTTGCTGCTTGAGCTGATAATACACTGAAAGCGGGATTGATGCCACCTTGTTGACGTCGCTATATTTGTCGGGGGTTTCGTTGTACTGTCGCTTGTTAAAATCGGCGATCTTGCTAACGTCCTGCACCGTCTCAACAACATACTCCCCGTTGCCGTTGACGTGCCAATATTTCGTGATGCCCTGCTCGGCGTCGTGACTGAATAGTCGCTTAGTCATCGTGTCCTCCAAAAGAGTAGGGGCGACCGTAGCCGCCCCGACAATATTATGAAGTTGTAAGGTCGAACACGCCTGCGTGTGCGTCCTCTGCGCCTACCTCTAGGCCCGCTTCGACAAGCAACATCGCTTTAGACGCGTCGCCTGTTTTCGCAAGATCCACTTTCTGGATCGGACGTAGGTAGCAAACTGACGCATATTCTGGGTCAAGTAGCCACGCGTCACGCTCACGCTGGAAGCGGTTAGGAACGACGTTCAATGTGCCAAAATCTGACAAGTAAACGTCAGCCGCGCCGATGATTGTTGT